ACTAAACTGTTTTTTGAAGGTGTTGCGGTTTCACTAACTGCGGTTATTCCTCTAAAGTGACCATTTGCTAGATAGGTTCGTGATGTTCCAGAAACACTTGACGTAATATCAAAGCTTGCGTTTGTAAAATATACTGGCGTAGCAAACCCTAATTCTATTAATAAAACTGGTTCTATGTTTCCTGTGGCTAGTTCTGTTTTGACCGCACTTGTTAAACCTCTAGCCATCTACAAACTCTCTATTACATCAAACTCATAATTAAAAAGTAATTCACCATTGCTATTATTTGCACCACTAGAAAACTCTTGAATATCGCTCCTTAAATGAACATTAAAAGGCACTGAATCATAAGTGACCGAACTATTGTCTGTTAAGGCTTCTCTTAATGGTGGTTCTATAGTTACTGTTGCGGAGTTGCTTGAACTGGTTACATCTTCTACAATCATATAAACCTTATCGTGAGCAAATTTAATAAAATCACCTGCCTTTAATCTACCTGCACCATCACCTGCAAAGCCATCAATAGCTATTGTGGTATCGGCTACAGAATGTGAACCATTTACCAACAAAGTACCTGTTTCGTTGCCTTGTGCGTTTAGATAGCTTGGAAAACTTACTGTAAAATTTTCTTTTCTGTTTCTCTGTTTCATTATAAAAGCCATCACAGGTGCAAAGTCTGATCTAGTCATGGGAGGATATGAAAGAGTAAAACTAAATCGTTGACCTTGCACTTGTCTTCTGAATGTCTTTCCGCTGTCGGTTTGACTTAAAAGAGTTTTTTGATTGCTCTTGATATTAATAGCGGTGAAATTTGTTTTAGGTAATGCTCCACTCATATCACTGCCATTCTACCCTTTTCGTTCATAGCACTGTTGATTAGGTTTATTATTACACCCCTGCTATTTACTAACAATTCATTGAAACCCCTAGCATCTACAGTATTGATGTTGAAATTTACAGTTACGTTTTTATTCATTCCTAGTTTGTCATTTGGTACTACTGTCCCTGCTTGGTCTGGCACAAATAGTTCTGCTCCTTTTTCACCTACTATGCTTGGTCTACCTACTGGCGGTCTACCACCCCTTTCAAAACCTCTTATTTTGTTAATAAGACCTGCTCCAAAAGCTAACGCACCCCCTACAGCGACTACATTGAATGGGAAGGGTATAGAAGCAAAAGTTTTCATTGCTCCTTCATACATACTTATCATGGCTTTTTTGATTGCATCTGCTTTGAACATTGCCATTCCTTTTTCAAAAGCGTTTTGTATTGCTTGACCTATAAGCATTTCAACAGTTTTTCTAACTATGAAAGTTGATAAATCTTGAAAACTTAGTTTACCTGTCATAACAAAGTCTGTGAGTGATTGTTTTAATCCTTCAAATGTTCCTCTACCTATTTCTTGTATCTCTTTAAACATATCCTTCTGTGTTGAGAAAGCATCAGTAAACCCCTTTTTAAAATTTGCATAAACACCTGTTAATTGTTCAATTTCATTTTTTTGCCCTTTTGCTTTCTTCGTCACTTCATCCATTCCTACTGAGATGCTTTCTAAAGGCACAGCCATATAAGCGGTTTCTAGTTGATGTAGCATATTTTTTAAAGCTTCCATTTCTTGTGTGGTCAATTCTGCATCTCTCAAATGTATTTTCATATCGTCCATCAAAGCATTGTAGGATTCATGAACTGCATCGAAACCTTTGACCCCATTATGTTCAAATATTTTAAACTGGTCTTGTATTATCTCCATTTCAGCGCGAAAATCTTCAATACCTCTAGGCTGTTCAAACATTTCAAACATTTTATCTAAAGCACCTGTCGCTTCGGCTACGGCTAAACCTACTCCTGCTAATATACCAATCACTGTTGTTTTAGATACTCTGGAAAAGGCTATCATTGCTACCCTAACCCTACCGATAGCAATCGCAAGATTTAGAAACGATGTCGTAATTTTAGCAACTACAAGACCCATACCAATAGCTTTTAACGTTTCAAAGTTTTCTGCTATAATTTTTATGCCTTTACCAACAGTTATAACGGCATTTGATAAGCCTTTACCTATTGCTTTTGCTACGCTATCGATGGTTTCTTCATTTTCCTGTAATGCTTTATCTAACGCACCAAATTCTTGTTTTAATCCCACTAAAAATTCTTCTGCGACCGCCTTTTGAAAACTAAATATTTTATCGCCTATCATTGATAGCGTTCCTGTGAACGTCTGTGCTAAATCGTCTGTCGCACCCTCAAACCTTCCACCTTTTCCAAATACTCTTTCAAACGCTTCGGCTGTTTCTTCTGCTGTTACTGTAGCACCTGCCTTGAACCCTAATAAATCTCTTACACCTCTTTCTCTAAAGATATCTGCACTGGCAACACCTGCGGAAAACGACCTTTGAAT